CTATACGGAGATTTCATTACAGTAAAGAACCTTCTCCACTTTTCAGATTCTCCATTTAGGTATTCTATTTTTTCAAATAACCAATCTCTAAAATCTTTTAATGCCTTATAAAATGTTATTGGTGAGTAAAGAATTGCCCTTGGTGATGCTTTTATGCCCTCATAGAGAGCCTTTATAGACCGAATGTGTATAATGTATCCAAAAAGTATTAAGCCTACCCCTATTCCAACGCTTTCCCAATAGTAAGACTGAATAAATTCTATGTAAGTTATTACTTGAGAGTAGCCTATTACAAAGTAAGGTGTTTCGATTGGTGACATTGACCACCATAGATTTACAGGATTCGCAAGTGTGATCGTAAGCAACAATGTTCCTGTAATTATTGTTAGGAAAGTTAGTGTGTATAATATTCCATTTCCAATACCTATGGCATAAGGAAGGATAAAATTAAAAGCTGTCTTTGTTTTATTTAAAAAACGTATCCACCATTTAAACTTTGGCAGTTTGAAAGCAGGTAGCCTGAACTTAGGTATATTTATTTTAAATTTAGGCATTTTCATTTGTTGCTTAATTCTCCTACTACTATTATTGTAGACAAAATTACAGCTAAAATGCTAGAGCCTACCATAATTTGTTTTGCTGTAGGTTTTCTAGGCTTAGTCATAATTTAAAAATTCATTAAATACCTAGTTCTTGGTGTTAAATAAGAAGTCATCGGTCTACCCATTTGTGCCATTATTCTTTCAGTGTAAGGTAATGTTGCTCTTCTTTCGCCTGTTTGACTTGTAGGTTTTTCACCTAAGAATTGAGTAAATGATAATGAAGGAGCTTGCCCTGATAATGCTTGTGAACCAAGTTCAGCTAAAAATTCATTTTGAACATTTTGAAATACATTTTCCAAAGCAGCACGTTTTCTTTCTGTAGTTGGTAATCCACCTAAAGCTTGTTGAGCAGAACCAAAAAACAATGCACGTTTTCCTCCAGTAGATTCTTCTAGATAATCCAAGAAAGGATTACTGCTATTAAACATATTTTGAGCCATATTTTATTCTCCTAAAAATATCCGGACATTCCTATTGGTGGTTGAGTTATTGGTTGTTGGGTAGGATCATTATCATCAAAGAAATTTACTGTTTTTTTAGTACCATCATCTGTAATACTTTTTATATTTCTATTAAAGCCACCTTCTCCCAAACCATATTGTCTTGCAAGTTCATCTATAAATGTAGGAGTTGGAGCTCCAGTTCCAGAATATCTATTAACATTTAATCCTGACATTATTCTGTCAGCACTAGGTAAGTTTTGAGCTATAAAACTAAATGCTGTAGGACTGATTTGACCCCTTAATGCAGATACTGCTAAGTTTTGAAGTTGCCGTTGTTGTGATTGGACAGGAGCATTTAAGGCTTCCATTAATCCTTGAAAGCCACCTTCTTCTGCTTGATAACCTCTTAAATCTTGAAGTACACTACCAGATAATGCTCTCATTTGATCTGGATTCATTTTTTTCACAAAATCTTCAAATGTTCCTCCGGGCAAAAGTCCCTTTTGAGTTGCTTCGGGATCAACTCCCCATAATTCTCCTTGTTCCATTTGTTCAGGTTGTAATCCTGCTAAAAGAGATGATAAACCATATACTGTTTCGTAAGGATCTTGTAAAGATTCTAAATATCTTTGATATCCTGTTTTTGGTCCACCTGCCGCACCACCTTCTCCATATGCACCACCTGCTTGTAATCCTCGTAAATAAGCTGCTTGTGGATCCATTATTTCCAAATCATAAGGATCTGGAGCAAAAGTAGGAGTATCAAGACCGCCTTGTAAATCTCTTGCCATTGGATCACCGGAAACAATATTCATTTCATCTAAGAAGCCTTGTAATCTATCTGGATCTAATAATCGCATTTGAGCCAACATATTAAGATCACTTTTATTAGCTGCTCTTGCTACAGTACCGTCTACATTATAAAATTTTCCATCATCAATATTAAAATATGCTCCATCTTGTAATCCAAATGTTGTTAACTGATTTCCATCAAGTGAAATACGACCATCTTCAGTTTCAGCTCGAATCATTTTATCTAATGCTAAATCTATATCTTCTTCTTCACCAAGACCTTCATCTCCTGCAAATGCACCAATAGGCTGTAATGGTTCTTCTCTTGGAGTATCTCTACCACTATAAAAACCATATGGATCTCTATCTTCTTCTCCTACTCTTGTTACTCTTTCTTCTAAATCTGGAGCTGCTGTAAATGGTGCAGTTGTATCAAATGGTGCAGTGGCTGTAGCCATTTGTTGTTCAAAGCCTGTTGCAGTAGGTTGTATAGTATTTTCATCTGCTTCATAAGGTGCAGTTTGAACTTGACCGGGTATATTTGTAGTATCAACACTGATTACTGTTGTATTATCTCTATCTGCTCTTTCATTTGCAGATCTTATTGCTTCTAATCTATTAGCTCGATCAAGTCTAAGTGTTGTACCATTTCTTAATTTTACTTCATAAATAGGCATTATTTACCCCATTGCTCCCGGTCTTGGTTGTCCCGGAGCTCTTGTATTATTTGGTGGTGTAGTTCCACGCATTAGGTCTAACCCTATATCCGTTCCCGGAACAGCACCATTATTTAAGTTTAAAACAGAAGGTTGTGGATTTCCACCCCCTTGTGGTGGAGCTCCTTGTGGAGCCATTCCCTGCTGTTCAGGCGACATATTTGCTTGTTGTAATGTTAAACTACCCTGCAACATTTGTATTTGAAATTGCAATTTGGCTAATTCATCACTACGTTTTTCATTTAACATTATTCGTTTTATTTGTTCAAGATAAAATTGTGCTTCTACTTCTTGTCCTGTATCGGTTAATCCTTCCCACATTGCAAAGGCTGTAGCTTTTGGTTCGGCAAATTGTGCTTGTTGAGCAAGGATTTCTTTTTTAAATGAGTCTGGATCTTCAACATCAAGTATTTTATCCCAAATATAACTGTCTGGAGCCATTGGCATATCTCCTTCACGAAGCATTTGTGCTGTTGAAAACCTTGCAGGATCTTCAAGACCAAGTGAATTTTTAAATGTAACACTTAAATTACCAGCTTTTTTAATATCTTCTGGTAAAACTTCTTCATCATAGAACTCTTTTAGCTCTTCCATTTGTCCTGTAAACTGAATTGTTCCATATTTACCGCTTTGATATTGCCATCTAAGCAGTTGTCCTATCTGATAAAAGGCATCACCAAGTGCTTCAAGCCTATGAATTATCTGATGACTTGCACCTGACCTTAAAATATTTGCAGCATGTCCTGATAATTGGAACTTAATGTCACCAAATACAACATCAGGAAGTGTTCCCTGTTGGAAATCAGAGTTTACAAGTCCCACAAAAGCTGCTGCATCAGCAACTAACTTCATTTCTGGAGCCAATTCAATGTTTTCGCCTTCTTTAAGTTGAATATTTGTGCCTTCTTTGTAAGGATCATCCATTAATCTTAATCTTCCATCCCTGCTTCTTAAAATTAAAGGATGTTTTACTGCTCTTCTTACAAGTGTCATCCAATCTGACATTGATTTATTGTGAATATCAATTAAATTCCTGACCTGACCAAGTACACTTTCACCAACAAACTCCATACTTGAATTTTTATCATCTTTACCCTGCACCATTGGAGATGGACCAACGTATCCTAAAAATCCGGGACATTGTGGGTTTCCAAATCCATCTGTAATTTTATGTTCAACAGGTTTTACTAAATATTTATCATGTGCAACTACACATCTTATTTGTTTATCGATATATTCAATTACTTCAATATCTTCTTCTTCCACTCCAGCGTTTTGTTCTGAAAAATCAACACCATACATGTTGTAAATTGAAGATGCAGAACGATATCGTGAATGAGCCATCCAATTTATACCCATATCTCCGATATCCCAAGTAGTATGCATTGGATCCCACACATCAATTTCACATTGAACCTGTTCATTTGACTTATTAAATATAGCTTTTCCAGCAAACCAACCTCTTACACCAATATAAAATGAAATTTGATTCTGTAAATGTGGATTAGTCAGGCTTGTTAATCTATCATTAGCCATTCTTACACATCCACGCAGGAATTTTTCAAAAGCAACACCTGATTTTCTTGAATCAGCATCCTTTGCATTAAAGGTAGTTCTTACAACCATCACTGCTTCTATTAAATAACTGATGATTTTATCAGTCATGGTTCTGGGTTTGTTCGTTGTATAGCTCTGATACCCTTCGCCAGCATCATATTTATCTAAACTGTAATAACTATAATCAGATTCCCAACGATTTCTTAAATCTTCAAAAGAACTTTGTTCACGTTTAGTGTCAACATATTTAGATATTTGTTCTGGAGTAATTTTTTTCTTTGGCATTTTACACCCAATAGCTTACTTCTGCTTCTCTTTCAATTTCTAGCGGTCCTCTTGCATAACCAAATTCTGCAATAAGCCCATAAGTAATTGCCTTTACAGCGTGATTATACCTATCTCTTGGCGTTTGTCCAAGTACATTACCTTCTTTATCCATTGCCCAACTATAAACCTGTGCCCTTCCAGTAAATGGATTCGGACCACCACCTAATTCACTTATTAAACCTTTACAATTTGGTGAAATAACCATATTAGGCTCACTAGATATAGGATCTACTTTTAAAAATGTATTAAATCTTTCAATCCCATCTGTAATCCTAACTCCTATAGGCTCTAAATACAATCCTGTCAATTCTAACCATACTTCTGTCTGTGATGGCATAGCCTGATGCTGAGTTCCCGCAACATCAATCGCTCCACGCTTGTCCGCAAATCCCCACCAACTTCTCATCTGTGCCATTCCTATAATTTCAGGACCAATTTTCTCCTGCTCATAAATTTCATCAAAAATTCTTATCTGTCCCTGAATAACTTGTGCAAACATAACAGCGTATGCACTCTCTGTAGCCCTCGAATATCCCGGATCAATCCAAACATATACAGTTTCACCTTCAACATAATCAACATCCTGCACATGAGCCTGATTTCTAAACATATCATGAACCCTTCCCTTCGGCGGAGCAGGAATACCAGCAATTCTCTCCTTGTACCACTCATCAGAATGATCCCTTAACATCTTTTCTATCTCAGGATCATTTTCACCCTCTGGAAATAATACCTTATTACTCCAAGTAGGTAAGCTAAAACTCTTTGAATCCTCTTTCTTCTGAACAGCCTGCGATTGCCACGCAGTAAACCTCTCTGGATACCACCCTAAACTACTCTCAAACGTACCCTCTAAAAATAACCAACCACGACTCTCCACTAACCTCTCCTGTAACCTCCAAAAACTCTCCAAATCAATCTGAGATGCTTCACATGCAACAATCCCCTTCGGAGATTCCATCGCCAAAGTCTTATAATCACTCGCAGACTTAGTCTTTATCTGTATCGGCGGATCTAAACCCAATAAAGTTATAGATCCCGGATTAATAGGCTTCGTAACATCACCCAATAAACTCAATTTCGCCAAATCCTGCGATATATAACTAAACTCAGCCCTAGTTCTCTCATAATCAGCCGCCACTAACC